TTACGAAGAACAAGGAAATCACGGATTATGTCACGTCCTGCCAATGGTCAGGCTCTCTGGAGTGTGCGGCGCGGACGGTTGATTTTTCCATAGCTTACACGACACCGGAGAAAGACCCCGCCTTTATCAATCTCAAAATAGAACTTGGCGACCGGGTGCAAATGCGTTTCATCGACAAGAACGGGCAGGAGTTTAAGCTGTTCGAGGGAAATGTGTTCTGTCGTAACCGTAACAGCGAAGGTTACACGATGGAATTCAAAGCCTTTGACAATATGGTTTACCTTGCCAAGTCGGAAGTGCAGATGAAATTTCCTAATATGTCGGGTACAGATATTATCCGGCAAGTATGCTCTACCTTTGGCGTGACCGTGGGAACTATCCACGAGGATTTTAACATCAAGTGCGATTTTATCGCAGACGGCATGACCGGGACAGAGGTTATCCACCGTTGCATTGAGCGTTGCGAAGCACAGTATGGCTGGCGATATAAAGCGGTCATGCTGCCGAACGACAAAGGCGAACAAGTGCTAAATGTTGTCCGGGCGGACGGCTCGGATATTGTGGCGAACTTCAAAATAGGCGACACCACAAACCTTATGGGAGCGCAACACGGAGAGAGCATTGAGGATATGGTGAACCAAGTCGCAGTCGTCAACGACAACGGGGAAATCACGGGATATATCAAGCTGGAAGAAGAAATTGCGAAATACGGACTTATTCAGAAAGTTTACAAATACAACCAAAAAGAAAATACGGAAACGGCGGCGAAACTCCTTTTGCAGAAAGTGAAAGAACATTCGTCGCTGTCGGCTCTCGGTCATATTCAATGCGTTTCCGGCTACGTTGTTGAGGTGGAAGAGGAACAAATCAGAGGAAAGTTTATGATTATGTCGGACAACCACAGGATAGAGAACGGGCAACACCGCATGGAGCTGACGCTTGACTACATCGTGAAACAGGATTCGCGGGAAGGGGCGACCACGGAAGGGAACGTCAATCCGGAGCCTACCAAGAAAAAGGCAGGAAAGGGCAAAGGCAATGTCAAGACGGGACTTCAAGAAGGAATTAACGCTTTTAAGGGGACAAGCTACACTCCCGATCCGGCGAATGGGTGCGTATGGGCGGCTACGGGAATATCCAGTTACTACAGCCCGTGGGCGGCAGAGCAGTACAACAATGGTGTGGTTTATGTGCCGACGCTCATTGAAAATGCAAAGGCGGCGGGAATGTATCAGCGATACGGCGAAGGGACATTGGAGCCGGGGGACATCATCGTTTACGGCGACAGCCATGTTGTTGTATCGACGGGCGGCTACGGCTATGCGGGAAATTCCACAAGCAAGGGCAAAGTCGTGACTGCAAAAGATTTTACAAACATGGGCGGGCAATACGCCACAGGGATTATCAAAACGTCACGGCAATAATCACGGGGAGGGGCGGCTATGCAGAATGATGAGGCTATGTCGGCTCTCTTTGAGACAATCGAGGGCATGGCGAGAAATAACCAATCCCCGACCGTCGGCATAGGCAAGGTTATCAGCACAGATCCATTAGTCATAAGATACAACGGCATGGATTTGGACGAAAAGGAACTCTGGATCAATGATTATCTTTGGACAAACCACAGCCGAACGACGAAGGGGGAAACCAGCGGGCATATCGTCAGTGGAACGCAACCCGCCGGACACCACAGCCATACCCACGGAATCAATAATGACTATACGGACACTTACAACGACACTACCATAACAACGGACACCGACCTAAAGCCGGGGTATTATGTGGCAATCATGCCCATGCAGGACAGCACGGACAGGACAAAACAGCAGTACATTGTACTCTGCCATATTATGCGGCTGGACAGGAAATATAAATAGACGAAACAGTCGCTCCCGTAATCGACCAACGGTGGGCGGCTTTTCTACCATTAGACCGAGCGACGGGCGATACTCTCCCGCTCGTCGCTCGGGTGAAATTAGGGAGGCGAAAATATGCAGCTTAAAGAGTTTGAAATAGCCAACTACAACAGAGATAAAGTTCTGATAGACACCGAGAGCATAAGCTCGGTGTATGAAACACGAATTAACGGACGCTGTGCAGTAGTTGTCACTATGCAGCAGGGAGAAAGTTACACTTTGGATATGAGTATTTCAGAATTCAAAAGAATGTTAAACATGGATTGAAACAAGGAGGCGGGCGGCGTTGGCAAACCCATTTATTGCAATGGAGGCAGCGGAAGAAGAATCCGCAACGTCGGAACTGCCGTACCTCCAAGAATATGCCTGGGATTTTGAGCATAACTGTTTTCGCTACGACACAAACGGGAATCATATCATCGTGACGGAAACAGAGGCTATCAAAGTTTGGGTGTACAAGTGCCTAAAGTGCGAACGGTTCATGTATAACGTCTATCGGCACGGGATATATAACGACCGTTGCAATTACGGCGCGTGGCTGGAAAAGTATATCGGAAAAAATCCGAACAACGAAAAAACCGCCAGCGCAGTACGAAAAGAGATACGGGACGCGATTTTGGCGAACCCGTACATTGAGAGCATTGACTATCTGGAGATTGATTCCATCAAGTCTGACACGCTCGTTCTCAACATGGGGCTGACGAGCATTTACGGAAGCATTGAAATGAAAGGGCTTGAAGTGGTGAGAGAATAACGAGCGAGGGGGTGTAAAGATTGGCTTTTGAAATGCAGTACAAGGACGATATTCAAGAGAGAATGAAAGAGGCGTTCCGGCAGGAGAGCGGGAAAACGGTTATCGAGGGCGGCTTTGCCCGGGACGTTATCAACGCCAATTCCCTTGAATTTGAAAATACATATCTTGAAATGCACATGATCCTTGAAGCATCCTTTGCCGATACCTCTTGGGGTGAATTTCTGACGAGGAAATGTGCGGAGTTTGGTGTGGACAGGAAACTCGCTACCTACTCGGTGGGGGAAGTGACATTTACCGGGGAGAAGAACCGCACCATTCCGGCGGGAACGAGGGTAGGCATTGCAGGAGGCAATCAGTACACCACAGACGAAACCGTAACCACAGGAGAAGACGGCACAGCGACGGTTGGCATTACCTGTGAAACCATCGGCTCCGTGGGAAACGTAGCCGAGGATTTAATCACGGATATTCCAATTTCCATAACGGGAATAAGAACCGTAACCAATGCCGAGCCGACACATGACGGCTACGACGAGGAAACGGACGAGGAACTTTACGCCCGGTATTATGTGTTTGTCCGCACCCCTGCAACCTCCGGCAACAAATATCATTACTTCAACTGGGCAAGCGAAGTCGAAGGTGTGGGGGCGGTACGGATTTTTCCGCTTTGGAACGGTCCCGGCACGGTGAAAGTTTTGTTTTTGGACAGCAACCATCAGACGGCAAGTGAAGAACTCATACAGAAAGTCTATGAGCACATTGAAGAAAATCGGCCTATCGGCGCAGACGTAACGGTGGTAAGCCCGCAAATAAAAGAAGTCACTATCGACGTTGCAGTAAAGGGAACACTGGACGTTGACGCACTCATAGCGGAGATTATGGAATATGCCAAGGGTAAAGGCTTGGATTTGACCTATATTTCCGAAGCGCAAGTGGGCGATATGATTATGAATCAGTCTGCCGTGGAAGATTATGTTGACCTTTCCCTTAACGGGGCAAAGCGTGTAACATTCGGCACGGAGGAAATTCTGGCGATAAAAGAGGTGGTACTCCATGATTATAACCCGTGATTATCTCGTGGAACTCGCCAAGTATCTGCCGGAATTTCTGCGGCAAGACCCGGAGATGAAAGCGATCCTCGAAGTGGAATCCGCCGAGCATAGGGTGCAGGTGGAAATCCTCAAAGATATTCAAAAGCAGTTGTTTGTTGATACGGCTACTTGGGGACTTGCTTTTTTCGAGAAGGAGCTGGGATTAAAACCGAATGCCACAGACAACTACGAGCAGCGGCGAAACCGCATATTGATTTATCTGCAACAGCGGAAAACGGTAAATAAAGAATTCATCGAGGAACTGTTCTCCCGCTATGTAAGCGAAGGAAGTCAAATTGTGGTGATGGAGGATAACCCGGACAATACTTTTTGGGTGATTGACACGGGCGGCAGAATCCTCTATCCCGATGATTTGCATGAGGCCATAGAAACATACAAGCCAGCGCATTTGCGTTATGGCCTTGAAATACGGCGCGACCTTCCAATGACGGAAGAAGATATGATCCGCTTGGCTCTTGCCTCCCTCTTTTCGGGTGTGCGTCATATCGGTATCACTGCGCCGGAAGAAACGAAGTTTAGCCTTAACACGTCAATTGTCCCGGTGAAAAGCGGCATCGTCCGTATTGAAGCGTGGCCTGCAACATTCAGCGAGAAATTCCTGTTTGGGGTCCGAATCGGACACGCATTTACGGGGAGGCGGAATATTGACGTAAGCAAGGAGGATTTGCCGGAGGTATTCAAGGAAGAAGCGGCGAGGCTTGCTCCTATCCTTGGATTTGCCACAAACTTGCGGGGTATTCGCATCTTGCCTTTGGCTCTGCCGGAGGCGGGGAATATTCCTATAAGTTACGGCTCTAATATCCACAAAACAGGCATTCGGCAATACGGTCTTGCGCCGCCCGAAGAAGGGATAATCATTCCTGCTCTTAGATTTGCCCATGTGCAGGACGGCAGGAGAGATATTGCCGCAAGCCGGGAGGATTTGCCAGAGTGGTACAAAGAAGCCTTGGACAATGCAAGGATAGCGGAGTACATCGGCACGGCAAACCACTTAGCGGGGCAGAAACATATAGGACTTACGCAGCCGGAGGCGGGGAACATTCCCCTTGCCGCCGGCTTTTTGCATGGAATATTCGGAGCGTCCACCATAGAGGCCGACAAGGGAGATTTGCCGCAGGAATTTACCGAACGAATTTCACGGGCGGCGGCTCTTTTGGGTATCGCGGTAAGGGCGCAGGGCTATCGGCGGGTAAAACTTGCCGAGCCGGAAACAGCAAAAGCGGCTTTCGGCGTAGGAGTGCTCCAAGACAGGAGCGGGAAGCGAGTAATTCCTCTTGCCTCGCCGGAGGAAGCTATGGCAGGGCAGGGAGTGGGATTTTGGGCGGCTCAAAATGGGCGGCGCACACTTCCTGCCAATTCTGCCGATTTGCCCGAATGGTTCCAGAACGCTCTCACGGACGCTGTGGCGGCAGAATATATCTCCACGGCTCTATACACGCATGGCATACGGAAAACCTCGCTGACGCTCCCAGAGGCGGCGGCAGGGCTATTCGGTGTCGGCACAACTCACGAGCAAAACGGCGTGAAGAAAATCGGAGCAGACGAAAGCGACTTGCCGGATTTCTTCAAGAACATCTTGGAGGACGCAGGAATTTGTTCCTACCTCGGCATCGAACTTACGGCGAAAGGGCGGCGGTCTATCGGTCTTGCTCCCGTAGCGGAGGGAAAACCTCTGCTACTTGTGACGGGGCAGACAACGAAACTATACGGCACGGCGACCATACGGGCAGACCCCGACGATTTGCCGGATTATTTCAAGGAGTTGTCGGATTCGCGGGCGGCTGTCATTGCAGGAATCAAACTCCTGCAAAAAACCAAAACGCACATATCCCTTGCCAAGCCGGAGGAAGGGCGGGCGGCTTTTGCCGTGACCGTGTCGGGAATGCAGGGCGGCAAAAAGAGCATACTTCCCGAATTGCCGGAGGACACGAAAGCAAAGGCAAACATCGGACTTGCCAACGCTTACGGCGGGCGGCGGGATATTTACGCAGACAAAGCCGACCTTCCGGCATACTTCAAGGACATCTTAGACGACGCACAGGCGGCGTTTTTCCTCGGAACGTGTTCTTATATCCATGGCATACGAAAAACCTCCCTGACGCTCCCACAGGACGCGACAGGGGCATTTGAGACATGGAGCGTAACCGAGAAGAACGGCATGAAGGTAATTCCTGCAAGTCTTGACGACCTCCCGGAGGAATACCACGGGAGCGAGAAGGAAGCGAGAATTGCCCCGCGTATCGGAGTGAATGTCATACACCGTGGCAACGTGTTCATCAACCTTGCCTTGCCGACCGGGGAATCGGAAGCAAAACTTCTCACCGGGCGGCACACTTATCTTTCCGGCGTGTCCACCATCGAAGCAGACGAAAGCGACCTCCCGGAGTGGCACACAAACATTCTGGACCCGGCGCGGGCGGCTGTCTATGAAGGGATATGGACGGGGAGCAGGGGAGAAAAGAGAATATCCCTTGCCGAGCCGGAGGAAGAAAAGGCAAGGCTCTACCACGGAACAGCCGGAGCAATCACGGGGTATGTGGTGATTGGCGCAGATTTAAGCGACCTCAACCCACCAGTCAAGAGAAAGACGCAACGCTTCCATGCGGGAATTTCCCATGTGGGGGCTATGGCGGTAGGGTGATAAGAAAAAGGAGGAATAAAAGTGGCAGATGAAGTCAAGAGAAATACCATCTTGACCTATGCGGGGCATGACCTTATGGCGAAATGCTTTACGGGAAATGCTCTGACGATTTCCAAGGTGGTAATGGGCGACGGAGATGTACCCGCTGGCGTGGAAAACGTCAAGGAACTTACGGCGGTCATTTCGCCCAAAATGGAACTCCCGGTTGCGTTCCGTCGAGTGGACGGCACGGGAACGGCGGTCATTGAATGCGAACTCAAAAATGCGAACTTGGACAGAGGATTTCACGCAAAAGAAGTCGGCGTTTACGCCACAGACCCCGAAACCGGGGACGAGGTGCTTTACGCCTACCGAAACACAGGCAGGGATTCCGAATTTATCCCGGCGGCAGGAAGCGGCGAAACCCTCAACACCATTTACAGCGTGATTATCATTGTAGGGCAGATTGAGAACGTCAATGTCACCATCACGGAGGGCATCGGCTCCGTTTCCCGCGCCGAATACTACTCTCACCTTTCCGACAACAATCCTCATCCGCAGTTTTTGCAGATGGACTTGAACAAAGTCACGGACTGCAAAGATGTGTGGGTAGGAAACGGGGAACAGAGGCGTTTGCAACGCATGGGAATCGGCGACCTCCGCACGAAAATCCTTGGTGACAACGCCTCGCAAATCCCCGTCATGGCCGGACGTATCTCACAGCTTGAACTGGAGCTTGAGAATATCGGCATTCAGACCATGATAAAAGAGGAATTGGATCTCTCCAATATGTTCATCTATGAGGACTTCGCCCCGGCGAACCGCATTGACGACACAAAGACGAAGGTGACGGGTATCAGCGCAGGGAGCAGGACGCTGGACGTGGAGAGCTTGGAAGGGATTATGCAGGGGTCTTGGTACTGGGTGACGGACGGCATTTTGAAAGAGCCGATACAGGTTGCCAGTATGCAGAACAACGATGACCTTTGCCGGATTATCACGAAAACGCCGATTGTCAACACCTACAATATCCCCCAGACAATGCTCTATCGCTCCACGGCGGGAGTAAAGAACGGCAAGGCGGTTGGCTCTGCCGACAGGCGGGCGGCTACTTGGAACCCTGCGCTTGTCTGGAACGGGCAGGGAGCGGAAACAAAGAATGTGGTGGCTTTGGAATCCTCCCTTACCAATGCAACAAACTTCACCACCGCAGGGGACGCGAAGTTTACCGCCGACGGGTATATGACGCTTGACACGAGCATTCATCATTCCCACGCGGTAGGCATTGCGCTTATTACGACCGGGGGCGGCTCCGGCAAGTGGAAGCGCATTGACGAAGTCGGGGATAACGCATAAGCGAATTTGAAGGAGGAAAAGAACAATGGCTATTGATTTCAACACGACCTATCCTTGGAGCGGAATCGAGAAAGTCACCATCGACGGACAGGTGATGATTAAGATCCCGAAGTTTTACGTCAAGTACGGCACAATTCCCGCCGGACGGGATAACGCCGGGAAGAAAGGCCGCTGGGTGAGCGAGAAGAAACTTTCCGGCTACCATATCCACCCGGCTTTCGTCAAAAACGGCTACGTCATGGATTGCTTCTACATCGGAGCGTTTGAAGGCTACAACGCCGGGAGCAACAAGGCTGGGAGCGCGGCAAGCCAAACGCCGTGGGTAAACATCGGCGGCTTTGAGAATGCCAAGACCTACTGCAAGAATCGCGGCGAAACCTGGCATCTCCAGAACATCTACGAGATTGCCGCTATCAATATCTTGATGATGATTGAACTGGAAACGCCGAATGTGCAGACGGCTATTGCGGCGGGCAATGTTTCTTCCTCGGCGGCGCAAGCCACGGGAGCAACTGCGGCGGTATGGCGCGAAATTCACGAATGGTGGGGCAACGTCTGGGAACACGTCGATGGACTTACCACGGACGCAAACGGCATTTACCAGATTTTCAGCAACAAGATGGACGGCTCCTATGTGTCCACGGGTGTCACGAATCCGGCAAGCGGCTGGATCACGGAAATGAGCGAGGCGAAGGGAACCAACTTCGACCTCACCGACGTTTTCCTTCCCTCGGCGACCAACGGCACGGAGGGCAACGGCACTTACGGGGATTATCATTGGACTGGCAAGGGCACAGTCCTCTATCGCAGCGGCTCTTGGGGCCACGGCTCGAGCGGTGGGGCTTTCACGTTCGACGTCTACCGCGGGGCGTCGCTCTCCAACGGCTACGTTGGGCTGCGCCTCGCAAAAGAAGGCACGGTGACAGACGAACTGGCCGCTTGACGACTGAATACTGACCGTCCCCGCGATAGCGGGGCGGTGTCCGGGCGATAGCCCGGACTGAAATTTTTTTCAGCATAACCCGTAATTCCACATAGAAGGGAAACAGAAATGACTACAACGAGAAGCGAGTTATTCGGGAATGCGAAGAATCCTCTCATACTCCAAACGAAATTTGAGGAAATCCAAGCATATACCCATGACGCGCTGTGGCAGTTTCCAAAGAAAGAGCGGTTTTTACTTTGCGCCCAGATCCGGGAAACGGTAGAAACCGCCATGCACGAGATTATCCGTTTCAGAATGAAGTATTACAAAAAGACTTCCCTACAAGAAATCGACATCGAAATCGAATACTTGCGGACGCTCGTCCGGGAAGCGCACAAACAGAAGTACATATCCACGGGCAAGCGTATGGAATGGATAGCTCACCTCGACGAGGCGGGGCGCATCGTCGGAGGACTGAAAAAATATTATGCAAGCAAGGCGGCTGACGGCAAACAGGGAGGTTAAGCGGTCGGCCATTATGCCTTTATTTGGGGCGGTATCTTATCTATCGCAGCGGCAATTGGGACAACGGCTCGAACGATGGGGCTTTCACGTTCAACGTCAACAACGGGGCGTCGAACTCCAACAGCAACATTGGGCTGCGCCTCGCAAATAATAATGCAACGGCCAGAAGTAAGAAATCGCAAGCGATTCTTTCCAGAGCCGTATTATTTGGGGATATTCGTCCCTCCCAAGGACGGGAAAATAAGCACGAAAAAGCGCACCTCCACATAACGCGGTACGCTTTTATCTTTTTGAGCATGAAGGGGGTGCAAAGATGAAACGGTACAATGACTTGTTCGACATCATTGTGGAGCCGGAGAACCTTTATGCGGCATACGAAAACGCAAGGGAGCGGCGGCACTACAAGAGCGAGATTATGGAAGTCTCGGACAAGATAGAGGATAAACTCGGACAGCTTCGCTTTGATTTGCTCGTGGGCGACTGGGAGCCGGGAGGTTATCATCAATTCGAGTGCCGGACGGAAGTCAAACGCCGTATCATCAATGCGCCCGTCTTTATCGACCGAGTGGTACATCACGCCATGATTCAAGTGATTATGCCGCTTTTCGAGCGAAAGTTCATTTATGATTCCTACGCCTGCCGACTGAAGCCAAAACGGTATCACGGCGAAAAGGAATTTGAGTTTGTGCGCCGGAAGAAGGGGACGCACCGAGCGGTAAAACGCTTGCAACACTTCATCCGAAGCGCGGAAGACACCAGCGAGAGCGGCAGGGCGTATGTCCTCCAATGCGACATCAGCAAGTATTACCTCACCATCGACCACGAAATACTCAAACAGGAAATTCGCCGGACGATTGCCGACAGGAGATTACTGGAAATATGGGACAAAATGATTGACGGCTACCACGAGCCGATAAATCCTGTTATCAAAGAAATTCTTCTGCGGGAAATAGCGAGGGAAGGAGCAGACGCGGCGACGCTTGCAGAATACGCATTGAGACTTGACCGTGCGCCACCGCAGAAAACGGGAAAGGGCGTACCTATCGGCGCACTTACGAGCCAGCTTGAGGCGAACATTTACCTCAATCCTCTGGATCATTTCGTGAAAGAAGTTTTACACGCCAAGTATTATCTGCGCTATATGGACGATTTTATCATCGTGGCGGGAACGAAGGAGGAACTGAAAGAGCATTTGGCGGCTGTTCGGTGGTTTATCGAAGAGCGGCTGAACCTCGTCCTCAATCCAAAGACACAAATCTTCCCGGCAAGCCACGGCGTAGATTTTGCAGGGTATCGCACCTTTCGGGATTATATTCTGCCGAGGAAAAGGAACATCAAGGCGGCGAAGATACGCTTCAAGAACCTTTCCCACAGGTACAAGTACGGGAAAGCGGACTTGGAGGACGCAAAGCCGAGAGTGGCTTCTTTCCTTGGTTACATCAAGCATTGCAAGGCGAGTAAAACCGCAGATTCCACACTCGCCCATTTAGTGTTATGCAAGAGCAAGACAAAGGGGGACAAAGAAAATGAGTGACATCTATAACCGCACGGCGCTTTTTCGGGACAATGCGCCTCTTTCCTGCGCCAATGCCACAACGGTAAGCGGCTTTGAGATCGAGGGCGTACAGCCAACGGGAACGGACAGACGGGTGGTATTCAGCTATTCCGGCAGCGGAAACGACGCAGAGTATTTTAAGCTGTCCGTGTCCGGGGAGGGCGTGGCGACCGTGGCGGCTGTCGGTACGCAGAACATCACGGAAGAAAGTGTGCTTGCGGAAGGGAACACCGTGGCCGACCTTCTGGCGGTGAAATCCATCCCGGAATGGGCAGGGAAAACCATTTACCCGGTTATCGCCCTTTCCGCGCCGGAGGAACAAAGTGCGGTGCCGACAATGAAACTCGGCATTGTCACGGAGAGCAGTACGGCGGTTTACGAGCATTACGAGGAATCGCCCGTTATCGACCTTTCCACGGACGATGTGGACATCATCAGCCTTGACGGGGACACGGACGTAAAGGGCAACGGCTCTGTCACCGTGCAGGTACGTTTCCGCAGAGGCACGGCTTGGGGCGAATACATGAACCTCAATGCCGCCAAGAACATCAAAGCCAATGCCGCGCAGTTCCGCGCTCGTTATGTCGTGGGCAAACTGGACGGAACGGACAGCGCACAAGTGAAGAATATCAGCATGGTGTATAGCGGGAGCGACGCGAAACTTTCCGGCGAAACCACGGAGCTGTTTTTCGTCACGAGGAACTTTGCCGAAAAAGGGGCAAATGGCCTTGCATTCGCACAGTGCATGGTACGCCACAAGAAACTCCAAGACGCGGGGATTCGCGCTTTTGTGTCTTTCCGCTCGGAAGTACAGGAGCGGAATATGTACCCCATCGGCACGGGTACGGGAGAGCGGCAGACAATTTCCCTGCCGGACACGGGCATTGCTTACAATACCGTGGCTATCCAAGTCAACGGTGAGAGGGTAACGGGGTACTCCGTGAACACCGAAACCAACGAAATCTCCATCACGGCAGAAAAGGGAATGGCAATCACGGCCTCCTATCAGTACGGCTGGGAGGATGAGGAATATACGGAAATGCCCCTTGTTTCCCGCCAAGCCTACGACGAAGACGGGGAGGAAGTAGCGTCGAAATTCCAACTCGCCGTGTCCGATTCGGACACCAACAAGACCGTGACGTGCATCAAGTTCAGCCTTGACCGCACCGAGGGCGACGTGACGGAAAAGACCCTTGCCATAGCTACGGGAGATGTGCAAGTGTTCCAGCTTGAGCATTATGCACGGAAGGACACCATTTCCTGCACCGGGGCTTGGACGTATGACGAGGCAACGAGAATCCTCAAAGTCCAGCACACCAAGGGCGAGAATATCGTCATCAGCTATCACTATGTATCGGAGAGCCATGAGATTTTTGCCGCTGCCGCAGGCTGGGCAAAGGCGGCGGCGTAAAGGAGGGAAACAACATGGGAATGGAATTTGAGAGCAAGAAACCCGCCGCCAAAACGCCGGAAGCGGAACTCGCCGAAGCGAGAGCGGAAATCGCCAAGCTGAAAGAGGAACAGAAGGAGGCTTTGGCGGCGAACACCGAGCGCATCAAAGACTTCCAGAACATTATGGCAGACATGGTGGAAGGGGGTGAAGCGTGATGAGCGCGAAAGAATCCTATGTGAGAATGTATGCGGATATGGTGAGGGACGGACGGCGCACCTTGGAGCAAGTCCCGGCGAAATACCGCGCCGAAGTCAAAGCCCTTCTTGACAAAGAGAAGGAGGGCGGCAAGTGATCGAGTTTCACGACTACGATCCGAGCCACCCTTTTGACGTTTCCGAAAAGCACATTATCGCAAACAGGAAAATCACGCTGAACTATGCCCCGCTCAAAGGCTCCGTGTCAATCGACGGGCTTTCGGAGGACACCACGGGGACAGTCCCCCAGGGGACGTTTTACATCAATTACGGGGAGGCAGACAACTACCGCTCCGCAGACCAAGTGGTGCATTTCCCGGAAGGCTATGATGGCGCAGCCGTAACGGTGGAATACAAAGGCGTGTCAACACTCCTTCGCGCCGAGCACATGAACGAAATCAAGAACTTCATCGAGCGAGGCGCGTCGGAGCTGGCCGCGAGAATCATTGCCGAACATGAGCAGGTAATGACGGATAAGTGGAATGAACTCTTTGAGATTCATTGCCAACATATCACGTCTGCTCTGGACGGCATACGGGAGGCTATCGCGGCATTGGGTGGTGAGGGAGGAGGCTCCATTGATGATAGTCAAATCGCAGAAGACGATGAAGCGGACGCAATGTTGGACGAATATTTCCCCGGCGACGTGGAACCGACAGCAAAATCCGCGGAAGTCGCAAGCAACGAGGAAGCCGATATGATGCTCGATGAATTTTTCCCAACGCCGGACACCGAGCCGGATGAAACGGGAGATACGACGGGCATTGAGGAAGTTGCCACCGACGAGGAATTTCAAGCTATGCTTGACGAGGAATTGCCGGATATTGGCGACTTATAGATGTAGCTTGCGGCAGTAATGCCAACTGCCACAAGTGCAAATAATTTTTCTGTTCTTGAAGGAGGACGATTTATCATGGCAAGCGCATTGACCGAAACCCAACTCTCCAAGCTGGCAAAACTCTCCCATGTGAAGAGCCTTGCGGCACGCACCAAGAAAGTTACCGACCACCTCCAGAGCCAGATCAACACCCTCAACGACGGTGTTATCAAGGGCGTGAAGGTGAACGGCGTGGCTCTCACCCCCGATGGGAACGTGGTTGACATTCTCGCCACCTTGGAGAAGCAGACTGTTGCCGAAGAAGGATTCGCGAGCACCTACCAAATGAAGGTGAACGGCACATTCGTCGGCGACAAAATCAATATCGCGAAGGACTGGCTCTTGACGGACGTGACCAAGAGCGTTGTTACTGCGGCTGACAAGGAGGCGGGCGGCAAGTTTGCCGACGATGCCACTTTTGCCGAGGGCAATAAGTACATCGACTTTGCCTTCAACGTCAAAGCGAATGGCGACGGCAAGGCGGAAACCGTCACACACATCTACCTCAACGTGCATGATTTGGTGGACATCTACACCAGCGGTAACGGTATCAATGTTGCCGCCGACAACAAGATTTCCATCGTGATTGACGGCACCAGCGCAGGCGGTCTTACCGTAGGGGCGAACGGCCTCAAACTCGCCGAAGTCACCGACAACACCTACACCGAGGGCGTTTCCAACAACGACGGCAAGGCGGGCGCAATGAGCGTGGCCGACAAGCACAAACTGGACGGCGTATCGAATGGCGCAAACAAGACCACGGTGGAAAACGAAGGCGACGGCACTATTAAGATTGACGACGCAACCAAGGTCATTGTGGAGATTGCGGCGGATGCCGACGTTGCCACCATGATTGACGAGGAACTTCCCGATCCCACGGCACAGCAGGGCGGCGGAGAGTAATCTTTCGGCTGTCTGTTTTCCCGTAACGGCGGGCGGGGGAGAAATCCCCCGCCTGTTTTTTTTATGAATTGGAGGTAGAACATGGCAGACGAAAACACAAACGGATTGACCGAGCAGGAAGAAACCGGGGCGGCGACCGAAACACAGGAACAGGGAGCCGTGCAGGAACGCCAAGCCGTTACCTTGGGGCAGCTTAGAAAGCTTGCTCACAGCGCGGCGGGGAATTTCTCTGAACTCGGCGAGTTATTAAGTCTGCTGGGTGTATTTTTTGGCGAATGTGAAACGGCGGCAGATGTTGCCGAAAAAGCCGTTGTTTGTCCGGCGTTTGAGAAAGTGGCCGGGGCAAAAATCATCGTCAAATTCACCACGGCAAATACCGCCGACAATGCAACGCTTAATGTCAACAATACCGGGGCGGCACTTGTCACCTACCAAGGAGCCGCTATCGGGAAAAGCCAGCTTTCCGCAGGGAAACTCCGGCTCTTTATGTTTGACGGTACGAACTATGAATTTGTCGGTGACACTAACACAACCCACAACACATTCTCCGGCGCAACAGCAGAAGCAAACGGCGCGAAAGGGCTTGTCCCTCAACCGAAAATCGGCGACCAAAAGAAATACCTCATGGGCAACGCCACATGGGGAGATTTGCCGATACTGGGGGGAGCGTCCGACAGCGTAGGCGGCTCTGCCGGAATCGTACCCGCCCCCATTGCGGGAGAGGAAGAATATTTCCTCAAAGGCAACGGCTCGTGGGGAATCCCGGCAGGGAGCGGAAGCGGGGCGGCGGGGAATTACAGGCAAATAACCAAGATGAATGTAACAGCCTCGGCGAACAACCCGCAGGAAGTCAGCGTACCATTGCCAAAATCCACATCGTTTTTATACAGCCCGCCCAACGTGCTTTTGTTCGTTCCGGGCAGTACAAACATCGTGGCTACGGCTTGCGACTTCAACAACGGGGACGCGGAGGATTTTCAGTTTGCAAATAAGTACGTCACTTTCGACGGACAAATGCACCTCACCACGGAGTACAGCCTTGACATGGGCGAGGCGGTCACGTTGGGGACAGGGTATCTCTACACCGGGGAAACCGTCAACCTTTCCGAGTACAAGAAAACGGAAAGCGTGGTGGCGGGCGGCGGTCAAGCCGTAGGTATCGCCCTTGTTTCTTCCGGCGGCGGAAGCGGCACATGGGCAAGATTCGTGGAAAACAGCGCGGCAATTCTTTTGTCTGGCGGCGCGGCTTATGACGCAAGCGGAAACCAACTGGCGGCAAGCTGGGCGGCTCTTTCGGCGGCAGAGAAAATCGCTCTTTTTGAAAGCGCGAATATTCTCGACGCTTTGCCGGAAAATCTGCACTTGACCCACAGCATTGCCATGGGAACGCCAACGGCTTTAGGTAACGGCTATTTGTCCACGAGCGACGAGATAGATATGTCGGACTATGAAAACGTGGCAAGTGTGGAAGTAGGAAGCGGAAGCGCAGTAGGTATTGCTCTTATATCTTCCGGGGGCGGCTCCGGCACATGGGCGAGAATCACGGAAAGCAGTACCGAGATCCTCATTTCCTCCGAGGGGGCGGCTTATGACTTCGCCGGAAACGAACTGGCGGCAAATTGGGCGAACCTCACGGACACGGAAAAAGTGACGGCTATCGGAAGTGCAACGGGGGATAGTCCCTTAACCACCATGGAAACCTTGGGGACGTTCCGATTTGCGGTTTACTCCGAGAATAGCGGAACTTCGACTTGCACCATCAACGAAAAAAAGACACTTGCTTCTTTCCAAGTGGCGGTGTTCACCATGGACGAATCTACACCGTCCTGCATTATGACCGCCGTGCCGAAAGACCAGCTTGTTGTCCCGAACGGGCTGATTACATTGGTGGACTACGACGCTATCAACAGCGTTACCATGACGCAAAGCGCAAGCGGAAATGCGGCTGTCCGATTCGCAGTAACCCCAGACCGCGAAACCTATTATGTCTATGATCCGACCGAAGGAGAATGGGCGAGTATTCCGGCAACGGCGGCGGGCGTTTTGGAGGACGGCATGACATCTTCCGAGATTGCGGCTGTTCCGGCAGAAGCGTGGGCGGCTCTCACGGCGACATCGGAGGCAGTAGGCTTTGCCTATGCGCTGTCTATGACGGATTCTGCGGAAACCCTTTATGTGGACGCGGTGACGCTCAATGTGGATATGAAAGGCGCATGGCGGGCGGCTATCTATGGCGACGAATACGCTTACGACTACCCCAACAACGTCAGTATGAGGTTTACGCTTTACGAGAGCGGCAACTGGAAAATCAACTACGATGCAAGCGCATAGAAAGAGGGGTGGCGACCATGAGCGATGCTGAGCAGATGGCGCGACTGGAAGAGCGGCTACGACAGGTAGCAGACGAGCATCCTGCTTGCCGCGCCCAGCTAAACAAAGCCACGGACGAAATCAAAGAAATCCGGGAACGTCTTGCCGTTGTCGAACAGAACCATAAATCATTGGAAAAGGCGGTGGGAGAAATGAAGCGGGACCTAAAGGAGCAGTTGAAGGACTTCAAAAAATCCGTAAGCTGGGCAATAGGAACAGCAATCACGGTGAGTAGCGTCCTTGTTTCTGCCCTGCCGTATCTTTTGGGGAGGTGAGGACATGGACATGAACACAGTCATTTCGTGGGGATTGTCCATCATGGGAGGCCTCGCCGTTATCGGGTGGATTATCATATCCATTAACACGGGAACGTCCAGCGGGACAGAGGTTCCTATCTCTATCATCAGCGGCCTTTCGGGAGTTTTGACGGGCAAGAACATTGCCGAAAACAGAATGAGAAAAAAGATGATGGAGGAAACCAAAGAGGAGAAACCTGAAGAAAAAGCCGCAGAAGCGGCAGAACAGGAAAACGATATTGCAGAAAAATGAAAGGGGAAATCATCATGGCAAAGAAATTCGGTGGCATTGAACTGGGCGGGGCTATCGGCGGTTATGAAATCGTGAATACTCCCGCAACGAAACTCCCGCAGGACGCGGCAAGCGCAATGGGAGCGGCAAATAGCGCACCTCTCTTGGGGGCTACCTACAATCCGATCTGGTACGTTGGCAAACAGCTTGTCAACGGCACAAATTACCTCTTTATCGCCGAGGACATCCGCACAACCAAGAACAAGGACAAGTCCATTGTCGGCCTTGTGGTGAACGTACCTCCCGGAGAACACGCCATGCAGGGCGAAGGGGCAAAGGTTGTCCGTATCATCGAAAGCGAAGAACTTTCGCCGGAAGTGCAGGCGGCTTTTGCCGACGCAGAGAAACACCTTATCGGCGTATCCTACAAGCCTGTCCTCTATATAGGCTCCCAGGTCGTGCGTGGTGTAAATCATTACATCGTCTGCGAGGCAACAGGCATTTACCCCGGTGCAGAGCCTTACGCGGCGGTGATGTGCCTCAACATCTTTGAGGGCAAAACCTCGCTCGTGGGTATCGCCCCCATTTCTCCCGGCGAAAAGGAAATGCTTTGCGGGTACGCCTTTACTTGGTAACGGGACAAGAACCAAAAACGGTGAATTTTGGCTCTTATGAAAAGTGAAGAACCAAAACGACAGGAAATTGAAACTAAAAGAGCCGCCTTGCTTTTGCAGGGCGGCTCTATTTTGGCATTGGAGGGCAGAAGCAATGAAGGTATTTATCAATCCGGGGCATGGCCCCACCGATCCGGGTGCGTGTGGCTTTGGTTTGGAAGAGGCGAATGTTGCGGCGGAAATCGGCGCACTTGTGAAAAGCAAGCTGAACGCGGCGGGAATCGAAACACAAATTTTACAGTCCGATTATTTATCCGGCGTACCTGTGGCGGCAAATGATTGGGGCGCGGACTTATTTTTAAGCATTCATTGCAATGCTTTCAACGGAGTGGCGAAGGGGACGGAAGTTCTCGTATATCGCTTCGGGACGCAAGGGGAGGAACTGGCGCAAGCGATACAGGATAAAATCATCGGCTCCCTCGGAACGGTTGACCGCAAGCTGAAAGAGCGTCCGGGGCTGTGCGTCCTTCGCGCCACGGATATGCCCGCCGTCCTGATAGAAACGGCATTTATCGACGAGGCGGGCGACAATGCCCTTCTTGCAAACAAGAAAGAGAAATTCGCGCAAGCGATTGTGGATGGCATTTTCCAGTACGCGGGAGTGAACGCTGTCAACCACGCAACCGATACACGGCAGATTGCGCCAAACGGTCAGCCCTACGAGCAGAATGATATTGATTATCTGCTCGGACAGGGATACACACTTGCAGATGCGCTGTCTTTCCTCGACACCACGGACAAATATTCCAACAGCAATATGCGGGCGGCGGTGGCCTATGCAGAGAGCCGTGTGGGAACAACGGGCTACGGAAACAATGGCTGCACCGAATGGGTGCGGCAATTCCTTCTGAAAGGTAATCATTGGCTTGGGCAGCTTATGACGGATGGAAGCCAGGGCAATTTGATGTGGGTGCCGAACATCATGGATTATGCCAAGGAAAACGGACTTTGGAAAGAGCCGGAAGCGGGCGGGGCAATGGGAGATATTTGCCTGCTTGAAACAAATTACTGCAAGAGTGACGGCCCCGATCATGTGGTTGTCGCTTGCGGCGACGGAAATTATTGGGGCAACAGCTCCAGCAGGAATAAGATTGTCAAATCTTCCATAGCGGGAGATTACGGAGCGGAAAATGTATGGGGCTATGTGGCAACGGGAAGCGGAGCAGGGCAGACCGTCAGCGGAAAGTGCAACCGCTCGGCGGCTGAAATCGTTGGCGACGCAGGAAGCACATCTTGCGTCAATCTCGCGCCGAATGGCATGGTGTACGAAGAAAACGATATTCAGTACCTTGTCAATCAAGGCTACACCGTGGACGACGCCATTGTGGAACTTTCCAAAGCACCGAAATACAATCAAAACCCGGTGCGTATCGCTCCCAACGGGAAGCCCTACGAGCAGAACGACATTGACTATCTCGTGAAGAAATGCGGCTATACGTTGGAAGCCGCGCTTGGCGAATTGTCTATGGCCGACAAATACATCAAATGATATTGGAGGCAAGGGCAAATGGAAGAAAAAGAAACAGACTGGCAAAAGGTGTCCGATTCGGACACGGGAAACATTGAAAGGATTGCAAGCCTCGCGAGAAAATACGAGAGCAACGGCGATCCAGCTTGTGTTTCTTCTGGCAAGGGCGACATTGGCGGCATTTCCTACGGTCTTTATCAGCTATCCTCAAATGTGGGAGCTGTGAAAGAGTTTGTGGCGTGGCTCTCCGAATATCCCAAGCCGGAGTATGCCAATTACGGGAAAATCCTTGCCATGAACGAAATCAACAGCCAGCAGTTCATCACCGATTGGCAGAATATCGGCTACATAGACCCGGGCGGTTTTGGTATGCTCCAAGACGAGTACATCAAGGAGATGTATTACGAGAAAGCCTCGAAATTTCTCTGCCGGGAAAATTTCTGCGCCGACAAGCACACGGACGCTATGCGGGCGGTTATCTTATCCCGTGCCGTACAGAATGGTCCCTCTGGGTGCGTGAATGTGATGAAGAACGCCCTGCCGCTCGTTGATGAAGGAAAAGGCTGGAACTTGTCATACGTCGATGATAAATACTTCGACCGAGATATGATTGCGGCCATATACAACCTCCTAATCAGCGAATGCGATTCTGCCGTGGAGTGCGCGGACGGCATTTGGCGAAGTCCGAGATATTTCTGTAAAGGAAGCAAAAGCGTGATTAACGGCCTCCGTAATCGTTTCGTCCGGGAGAAAGCAGACGCACTCGCCTTATTGGAGGGAGCGGAATGACACTTGATGAGGCTATCCG